TCATCCCGGCCATTGACACGCCGTTGTCGGCGATAGCGATTGCCCCCACGGGCGGTGGCCGGAATGTGCAGCGCGCCCGAGATGGCCGCACCGTCTCCTGCACTGCCTACTTCGTACCGCGGGTCGACATCGCGAACGGCGACGAACTCACCGTGCGCGGCGAGCGGTACTCGATCATCGTCAATGACTGGCGGTCCCCACGCTCCGGGCGCGGCGGCCTTGAAGTTCTGTGCTTGAGGGGTGAGGGTTGATGGCTGACAACAGTTTCCGCCTGAACCGCAAGGGGATCGCCGAAATTCTCAAGACCGAGTTCACCGGGCAGATCAACCAGATCGCCGATGATGTTGCCGCCGGTACGCGCAGCATCGTCGGCAACGACATTGATGTCGAGGTTGAGCACTACACGACAGACCGCGGCGCTGCGTCGGTCACGATCGCCGACGTCAAAGGTCTTGAACTACAGGCCACGGACGGTGCACTGACTCGTGCTGCTGCGGCGGTAGGGCTTGAGGTGAAGGCCAAATGAGAACGCCACGCGAAGGCGTGGACGCCGCGCAGATGATCAAAGATTGGCTGAAAGTTGAGATGGGCCAGCACTTCCCGCAGTGCTCGGTGCGGCTCGAGTTGGGCGAGTGGAAGCTCGGTGATCCGCCGACTCTCGTCGTCTTCGCCGAGCCGGACCTGACGGGCATGTGGCCGGTTGCCACAGCTCCGACGATCCGTCTCACGTCATGGACGTCGGGACGGGACGTGTCGATAGTGAACCGTGCGATGGGATTGCTTCTCACGTCGCGGGTTCCGGGTGTCGCGAAGATCCTGCCCGGCACCGGCGTCATCGAATCCCGCGACTCGACGACCCGCGGTGACCTCGCCTCGTGCACGGTCCTCACGCGCATCCGCACACAGACTTTCTGAACCAACTCACATTCTTGGGCTCCACCAATCCTGGTGGGGCTCATCAGTTATGCCCACCTTCGGGCATCCCACTGCCCTGGAAAGGGGTATCTCACCATGGTTGCAACCATCAACCCCGACGCCTCGCACATCTGGGATGAGGCCGAGGTCTACATCCTGCCGAAGTCGGCGCTCGCTGGCGCCCCGATCGAGGGCAGCGCGTTCGAGCCGACGTCTGTCAACCAGGACTTCACCTCCCTGGGGTGGCTGTACGTCGGCCTGATCGACGCCAAGAAGGGCATCCCCGTCAAGCCGGACGGCGAGGTCAAGGAATTCGATGCCTTCGGATTCCCCAGCTACCGCACCAAGTTCTCCAAGGGCAAGCTCAAGACCGGATTCTCGGCGCTGGAGGACAACGCTGTCACCGCGCAGATCGTGCTGCCCGGCTCGGTCGCCGGCAAGATCGGCATCCCGAAGGATCTCCAGTTCTACGTGCTGTACCGCACCGTCGACCTCGGTCTGTCGGATGTCGTTCGGATGTCGCTGCGGCCGGCGCTGCTGGAGCTGACCGACCACTCGGGCGCGATCGAGGGTGAGCAGGAGATGTACGAGTTCACCGCGCATCACAGCCCGGATGGGAACAAGGACATCTTCAAGACGATCGGCGCCGCGGCCACCACGGATTGGACAGCCACCATCACCGGCTCGCCGACCGGCGGCACGTTCACGCTGACCTACGGAGGCAACACCACCGCGCCGATCGCGTTCAACGCGACCGCTTCGGCAGTGAAGTCGGCGCTGGCCGCTCTCGATGACGGGTACAGCGCGTCGGACTGGACCGTGACCGGTTCGGGCCCGTACGCGATCACCACCCCGGCTGCGGGTGCACTGACGGCCAACGGCTCCGGCCTGACCGGTGGCACTACGCCCAACGTGACGGTCGCCGCCGCCTGATCCTGATCCTGGTCGCCCGGTGGAGTGCAGCCCGCCGGGCGACCAGGCTGCACAACAGCTGCACACCCGAGGTGGTTGATCCATGGCGACACCAACCGAGGATGAGATGCGCGCCGCCGGAGTGCGATTGGGTCACCTGCAAGAGGGTGAGCCGATCCCTCCGCGGTTGCGCGGCAAGTTGGCGAAGGTGGTCGAACTCGCGAAGGAGGAGGCCGCCGCCGATGCCGACCGCGCTGCCGTGACGGTGTCGGTGGTTGATCCGATCGCCGACACCTATCTCGCGCTCATTGAGCGCGGGATCCCTGATTCATCTGCGGCCCGCATCGTGGCCGCTCTCGCGCCGATGATCTGGCGCACTACCCAAGGAGCTGCACAACCATGAGCGACGACACCGAATTCGACCAGTCCGAAGAGCAGGCCCTGAAGCCTAAGAAGAAGGCAGCGCGTGTGCCGGAGTCGGCGAAACGGCCGCAGGACCACAAGCCGAAGGCGATCAAGCAGTCCGGCGCAGCAGCGCGGCGCCGAGAGGCGGCAGATGATGAGTTCGTGACGCTGGAGCAGTGTGGCGTCGAGTTTATGATCCCGGCCGACCAGAATGAGTGGCCGCTCAAGGCGATCGATTTCATGTCACAGGGCCGCGAGCTCGACGGCATGAAGGAGATCCTGGGCCGCGAACAGTGGGCCGAACTGGTGGATTCCGGCGCGAAGCTCAAAGATTTGAACGAGCTCGGCGAGAAGTTCGCTGACGCGTTCGGGTTTGGCGGCCTGGGAAACTAACCGAACTCCTCCAACTACTGGAGGAGTTCGGTGACCAGGTCGAGGCCGACCTGTCGTTCTACCATCACATCGATCTCGTCGATCTGTATCGCGGACGTCTGACCTACCGGAAGATTCTGGTGCTGTTGCGTCACGGCTTCCCGCCCACGTCGTCAATCGCGAAGGCGACGAACGGCGGGCAGGAGCCGTGGACGTTGACCGACTACCTGTTATCGGACCTGTGGGCGCTCCAAGTGCAGCGGTTCAAGAATCCGCCGAAGATGCACCCGTGGCGGCAGGCCATGCAGGACCGCGCCGACAAGGGGCGAATGGAGTCGCGGCGGGCGAAGCTCGTTGCGGCGCAGAAGCGTCGCCGGAGTTAGCAACCGGCAGGGTCGTCGGTCGAATTCTGGACGGCGACCTGGGCGGGTTTCGCGGACACGGAGATCACCAGCATGTCGAAGGTGTTGCCGTTTGGCCGTTGCCAGCACCACTGATGCAAGGTGGCGCTCTGTCGTTTGGCGTCGTGGAATGTCAAGCCGTCGATGTTGTCTGGCGGCAGGTGGCTACCCATCCATTCTGATGTTGCCTCGAAGTCGAGTGGGCTTGCCGCGACGACACTGTCGCCCGCACCGCTCAGTTGAGATCCGGGCGGCACGACCACCCCATGAATGCCGGTATGCACCGGTGCGCCGGCGACTGTTGCCGTCGTCGTTGAATGCCCGGATTCCGAGTCTGAGCTGGAGCTGCAACCTGCGGCCACGAACGCGATGGCCAACGCCGCGATTGCGGCACACATCTTGTTTTGCATCGGGCGATCTTACGCCCGTGATGACCGTTATGTCCCTCAACTGCACCCGGAAGGCAGGTGGTCCGTCTCATGGCGACTGTCGGCTACGCCACCTTGCAGATCATCCCGTCGATCAAGGGCGTCAGTGATTCGATCAAGGGCGACCTGGGCGCCTTGCGGCCGGCCGGTGTCGCGGCAGGTAAGCAACTCGGCGAGGGCATTGCATCCGGCGTGGAGCAGTCGGCAGCGCGTGTTCGTGCGGCCAGTGATCGGGTTGCCAAGAATCGGGACAAGGAAGCCGACGCCGCGGGCAAAGTTCGCGTTGAAGAGGCGAAGCTCCAGACATTGCGAGACAAGGGCGTCACGGATGCTGGCCGCCTCGCGGCGGCTGAGGAGCGGGTCGAGTCCGCGAAGCGCAAGCATCTGGTGGCCTCGCGGGATCTGTCCAGTGCTGAGAAGATCCTCGCCACCGCACAGAAGGACACGGCGGACACGGCGGACAGCTCATCGTCGCGGATCACGAGCCGGTTCCAGTCGATCAGCGAAGGTGCGTCGAAGCTCGGCGCGGCCGTCGGAGCTGGACTCGTTGCTGCCGGTGCGGCATTGGTCAAGTTCGGCGAACAGCTGGACGGGATGAACGATGCGCTTCGGCTGACTGGCGCGACCGGTCCGATGCTTGACAGTTTGTCGGCGTCGGCGAATCGGGTTGCTCAGTCCACTCCGGCGATGAATGGCGGCCTGGAGCAGATCGGCGGCACGATGGCGCAGCTGCATCAGCGCCTCGGGTTGACCGGCACCGGTTTGGAGACGTTGACCAGCCAGGTTGTCGAGCTGTCGAACATGGGTCAGACGGTCGACATGAACACGTTGACCGGCACGATGACCGCCTTCGGCGTGCAGGCGAAGGACACAAGCGGCGTTCTCGATCAGCTGTTCCGGGTGTCCCAGTCGACCGGCGTCGGGATCGACCAGTTGATGCAGTCGGCCACCAAGGGCGGTCCGGCGTTGCGCGGCTTCGGATTTAGCATCAGCGATTCGGCCGCCCTGATTGCAATGCTCGACAAGTCGGGACTTGATGCAGACAAGACGCTAGCCGGGATGACTCGGGCGATGTCCACGTTCGCCAAGGAGAATCGAGACCCTAAGCAAGCGCTACAGGAGACCGTCGCACAGATCGAGAACTTCGTTAAGGCCGGCGATACTGTCAGCGCACAGAACCTCGCAAACAAGATGTTTGGCCAACGCGGCGCTGCTGGGTTCGTTGATGCGGTGAAGTCGGGCGCGTTCTCGGTTGAGCAGTTGAGATCGGCGACCGAAGGGTCTCGGGACACGATCCTTGGCGCCGCAGACGACACCGCGGACTTCGCCGAGAAGTGGCAGCTGTTCAAACAGAAGGTTGTTATCGGCCTTGCGCCGCTGGCGAACTCGGCATTCGGCGCCATCTCCAGCGCCATGGCTTTCATCAGCGATCATGCGGATGTACTCAAGCCGATCGGGGCCATTCTCGGCACAGTTGCGGGAGCTATTGGCGCGATCGTCATCGCCACCAAAGCGTGGGCAATCGCGCAGGGTGTCCTGAATACCGTCCTGGCCACCGGTCCGATCGGCCTCATCATCATCGCGATCGCGGCCCTCGCCGCAGGAATCATATACGCATACAAGCACTCCGAGACCTTTCGAAATATCGTGCAGGCAGCTTGGGAAGGCATCAAGACCGCGATCTCGGCAGTCTGGAACGGGTTCCTCAAGCCGACGTTCGACTTCTTCGTCGCCGCAATGAAGGCGATCGGCAACATCGCAACCTGGTTGTGGAACAACGCGATCGTGCCCGCCTTCAATGGAATCAAGACTGCCATCAGTTTCTGGTGGGCCGGCGTCCAGATCTATTTCAACGCATGGAAGGCGGCGATCAACGTCGTTGCCCAGGTTGTGATGTGGCTGTGGCACACCATCATGGAGCCAGCATGGAACGGGATCAAGGCTGCAATTGACCTGTTCTGGGGTGGCGCACAGGCG